ATTAGAAACTAACCCTCTTGCTTTACCTCGTGTAATGAATCTTTTATTAGGTAAAGAACAAGCTCAAAAATTAAAAGATCATTTAAGAGATGAAGACGGAGTTGTAGATACTGAACAAATCACGTCAGAACTTAAGAATATTTTTGAATCTCAAAAACGATTAAAAAACTAGTAATCCTTGCTAGTATGTTGAATACTGATGAAGATGCTGTAATTTGTGATTTAGCAGAAACTTATCAAATATATAATTACAAAAATATGCCACCAGATAAGGTGGCTATTTTTTGTAGTGGATTGAGAGAAGATTCTAGAATCAAACTGAAAATGACAGGTCAAAAAGTAAAATTAGATACTATGTTGTTAGCTTCTGCGGTAGATAAATTAAGTCTACTAGTGTGGACTAAAACAAAAGACGGTCAAAAGGGAAGAAATAAACCTATGTCACTTGTTGAAAGTATCAACAAACCTGTTAAGGTCAAGGAACAATTAGTATTCACAACTGGTGAGGAATTCGAAAGAGTAAGAAATAAAATATTGAAGGAAGGAGGATAATATGGCAACAAATTTAGGTAAAGCATACGTTCAAATTATGCCTTCCGCAAAAGGGATATCGGGAATGATATCAAAGGAGCTAGACGGAGAAGTTTCAAGTGCTGGGAAGAGTGCTGGAAATAGTTTAGTTTCAACAATTAAAGGTGCGGTAGTTGCTGCTGGAATAGGTAAGCTTTTTGCCAGTTCGCTTATGGAAGGTGGAAAACTTCAACAGTCGCTAGGTGGAGTAGAAACTCTGTTTAAAAATAACGCAAATATGGTTAAACAGTACGCGAATGAAGCATATAAAACTACAGGACTATCTGCCAACGCTTATATGGAGACTGTAACTGGATTTAGTGCTAGTTTACTTCAATCATTAGGCGGAGACACAGCAAAAGCCGCTAAAGTGGCAAATACTGCCATGGTTGATATGGCGGACAACTCTAATAAGATGGGTACATCAATGGAGCTTATCCAAAATGCATATCAAGGTTTCGCAAAACAAAACTATACTATGTTGGACAACTTAAAACTGGGGTACGGTGGTACTAAGCAAGAAATGCAACGTTTGTTAGCTGATGCACAGAAACTGACAGGTGTTAAGTATGATATTAACAACTTATCAGATGTTTATGAAGCTATTCACGTTATTCAAAAAGAATTAGATATCACAGGAACTACTGCAAAAGAAGCATCAACAACATTACAAGGCTCATTCGCTTCTATGAAAGCAGCGTTTATGAATTTACTAGGTAATTTATCGTTGGGGAATGATATTAAACCAGCTTTACAACAATTAGCTAGTACTACAATGACTTTCCTTGTGGGAAACTTTTTACCCATGGTTGGTAATATTTTAAAAGGTCTACCAACTCTCGTGATAGGTGCATTCTCTGGACTGGCTGAGCAGTTACGGGGAGTTTTTGGAGATGAAGTAGTAAATAAAATTCAAGGATATTTAACGCAAGTTTTGGGTGCTGTTGAATCATTTATGAATGTTCTTACAGGGTCAATGTCTAAGCAAGAAGGTATTGACCTTATGAAAGCATTAGGAATTAATGAGGGTACAGCTGATTCTATTGTTAGTATTGCTGATAATATCCGAACTGCTTTTCAAAATATTTGGGAAGCAATAAAGAATGTAGCGGCAATTGTCGGAGAATTTGTCGGAGATCTATTAGGAATTAACAGTGCCGAAAGTAGTGTTAGTGGTGTAGGATTAGCATTTGAACTATTAAGTAATGTTGTGAAAAAAGCATCGGAATGGATTAAAGATTTCACATCATTCTTGAGAGAAAATGAGGTAGCATTGGGACTGGTTAAAATTGCATTAAGTGTTATTTTGGGTAGATTTATAGCGTTAAGTATAATCGGGCCTATTACTGCTTTAATCAATGGTTTTCAAACAGCTATCACTGCTGCAAGGACGGCAATGGCGATATTTAACGCTGTTATGATTTTAAGTCCTATGACAGCACTTGTTGCTGGGATAACAGCGGTAGTTGCTGCCTTAGTGTGGTTTTTCACGCAAACTGAAACAGGGAAAGCTATATGGCAAGGTTTTGTTGATTTTATCAAACAAGCATGGAACGGAATAGTAGAATTCTTTAGTGCTATATGGAGTGGAATTACAACAGGAGCAACGCTGTTGTGGACTGGAATTCAAGCCGTTTGGGCTGTTGCTGTAGAAGAAATAAAAGCCTTATGGCAAGGTGTAAGTGAATTCTTCTCTAGTCTCTGGACGGGAATTCAAACGACAGCTAGCACAGCGTGGACTTTCATTACAACCTCTATTACCGCCATTGTTCAACCGTTTATTGATGCTTTCTTAAACGCTTGGGAAATCTTGAAAACAGGGCTAACGGCCGTTTGGGAAGGTGTCAAAATGGTAATTCAAGGCGCTTGGGAATTTATCAAAGCTATTGTGATGGGAGCAGTACTGATTATTATTGATTTAGTAACAGGAAACTTCTCAAAACTTAAGGAAGATTTACAGCTTATTTGGGATGCAATAAAAGCGGCAGTTCAAATGGTTTGGGAAGGTATCAAAACTGTAGTAATGGCGATAGTAACTACTTTGGTATCTTTATTATTAAATGCTTGGGAAGGTTTAAAAAATGGTTTAGTTGCTATTTGGAACTTTCTATCGACAACCGCTTCTACAATATGGAATGCTATCAAATCGGCTGTTACTTCAATAGTAACTGGGCTAGTTAATGGAATAAAAGCATTGTGGGAAGGTTTCAAGTCTTTCTTTTCAAGCTTGATAAATTCTGTTCAGAGTATAGCTGTAAACACATGGAATTCTATTAAGTCTAGTGTGACTAGCATTATTCAAGGATTGGTTAATGCAGCTCAAAACGCTTGGAATAACTTTAAAAATGGTGTTCAAAACTTAGTAAGTAGTGTTAAAAATATCTTTAGTACATTAAGCAGCATAAACCTTTGGGAAGCAGGTAGTGCTATTATGAGAGGTTTCTTAAATGGATTAAAATCAGTTTGGGAAAGTGTAAAAGGGTTTGTTAGTAGTATTGCTGGATGGATTCGTGATCACAAAGGACCTATTGAAGTCGATAGAAAACTACTTATTCCTGCTGGTACTGCCATTATGGAGAGTTTAGATGAAGGACTTACAGATAAGTTTGAATCAGTTAAAAAAACAGTTGGTGGAATGGCTGGAGATATTAACAAAGCCTTCACAAGCGAAATGACAGATTTTGAAGTAGGTGCGAATGTGTCTAAAAACTTACAAATTGATGATATGAGTAAAGCTGATTTTTCTACAGGAGATGACGATAGCGAAGTAATAAAAGCATTAGGAGTTGTTCAAGACTTGTTAAAAGATATTTCAAATAAAGATTTCAATACTTATTTAGATGGTGAAGTAATGGCAAAAAACTCATACGATAGACAAATGACGTTTGTTAGAAGGGAGGGGATTTAATGGTTAAGATTAACAATGTAATTTTACCTCCTAAAGACTATGTGTTAGTTGATGGTGGAGAGATTCAAGTTGCGAAAAAGCGTGTTTCAGAAGAAAGTAAAATTTATGGTGCTAACGGTACTTATGTAGTTCATGATGGAGCTTACGAAACTCAAGAACGTGTCTTGAAAATCTCTGCTGCTAATTATGAAAAAGTAGTTGAATTGAGTAAATTATTTAATGATTTTGATAATGAAATAGAGTTTGATTACTTAAAATTATCAAAATACTACGCTGATTTAGTTGATATTACCTACAGTAAACAAGGTAAATCAAGGTGGATGGTGAATGTTAAATTGAGATTTAATCCATTTAGATATACTACTGATGATGGATTAATCACGTTAGGAGCTAATGGTGGTATAACTAATGTAGGCGATATTTTTTCAGAACCTATAATTGAGATCGAAGGAAATGGAGATGTAACACTTACCATCGGGAATCAATCCATGGATTTAAAATTAGAATTGAAAGCTTACATTGATTGTAGACACTTAAAACAAAATGTTTATGATAAAAATAAAGCACTTAAAAACTCGATTAGAAAACGTGGTGGATTCTTCGAAATACAACCAGGAATTCAAGGTGTTACTACTAGAGGAAATGTGTCTAGAATTAGAATAAAAGGTAATTGGAGGTGGAGAGTATGATTTATTTAAAAGAGGGGCAAACCCCTCTTAATTTTGCTTACAATGATGAAATAGTGCAAGAAGGGAATAGCAAATATCAATTAAGTTTCAAATTTCCAACTAATAATCCATTGTGGGAGGAGTTAGTAGAAGAAACACTATTGCTTGCTGACGACTTACACGGTGAACAGGAATTCATCATTTTTGAAGTTGAAAAACATCATTCTTATATTACCGTTTATGCAAATCAAGTAGCTACCCTGTTAAATAACTATTCTATCACTGAATTAAGTGTTAATAATGCTAGCGGTGACAGAGTAATGAGAAGTCTTGTGAGTAGCATCATTCGTGAACATAATTTTACATTCTCTTCTGATATAGCAAATACTCACAGTCTTAATTTAAAGAATGTGACAGTAGCAAATGCATTATTTAAGGATAAACACTCAATCATAGGTCAATGGGGTGGAGATTTAATTAGAGATAAGTATGATATTAGATTGGTGAGTAATGGTGGAAACAATAAAGAAGCTTTATTCATGTATAAGAAAAATTTAAAATCATATCAACAGAAAAAATCTATTAAAGATTTAAGAACAAGAATTCACTTTACAAAAACTATCAACTCTCAAAAAGAGGGTGAAAAGGATAAAGTAATTGCTGTGACTGTCGATAGTCCGTTGATAGGTAAGTATAAGAATATCTATGAGGGAAATTTAGATGTCAGTGATCAAGATGTTACTGACGAAGCTACCCTACGAAAATACGGTGAGAATTACTTTAAAACTACCTTGTGTGATGTGATTGAAGAAAGTATAGAAATAAATGTAGTAGGTACTCCAGACGAACCTGTAGGAATATTCGATACAGTGATAATATTCCATGAAAAATTTAATTTAGATGTTAAGAAGAAAATCACAAAATATACTTACTCTCCTATGGGACGTAAGCTAAAAACTATTGGTTTTGGTAAGATTCAATCTAATTTAGGAACAACACTAGCTAGCATGGTTGACAATGCAGTTTCTGAACAGGTCGAAAGTAGGTTGGATGCTTTTAAAATTCAGAAAAATTTAGCACAGTTGCTGAAATTAGACAGAAAAGGTATTGAGGATAAATTAGTAGAATTAGAAGAAAAATCAAAAGGAGCTTTAGAAGTCAAAAAAGCCTTATTTGAAGCTGATGGAACTATTCCTGATGTTGTTAAAGCTAAAATACTTGACGCTGTAGAAGGAGATATAGGAAGACTCAAAACTATAATCACAGAAGCTGAATTAATCAAAGCTATTCAAGCAAAATTAAATTATGCCGAGATTAAAAACGCGCTTATTGATAAAGCCTTTATTAATCAAATTATTAGTGATGAAAAATTCACTCAACAATTTGAGGATGGAGAAGTCACAACACAAAATATCTTCACAAAACTAAAAGATAGCATTAAGTCTAACATTTCAAAAGAATTCGTGACTAAAGAAGGTGTGGAAAAGCTAGTTAACGATTTAACTATAGATGCTGACGGAATTAGACAAATAACACAACAGGAAAGCTCAAAAGTATTTGAGAAGAAAAAAGCTGAATTAAAAGGTGTTGATTCATACATCCATAAAAAATACAGTGATTTTGCTGACGGTCGTAACATGAGTGACAACTCAACACTTAAATACATTGGAATATACACAGGTGACAAACAACAAGCACCTACTAACGCTAGTGAGTATAGCTGGACTAAGATTAAGTCAGACGGTAAATTATACAAAGCATATTCTAACAGCTTAAACGGGCTTGATTTTACACTAGTTGAACCTGATGAAAACGCTAAGTTGCTTGCTAAAAACAGACCACGCGTAAATATTGTTAACGACAATGATATAAGCGATATATGGCAAGCGAATATGTTTTTAAGTTTTAAACCTAACACTAAATATACTCTGACAGCTAGAGCTAAAGGGAATAGTAATAAGTTGTGGGCATATTTTAGAAATAATAAGACTAGTGAGGAATACAACTGGGGTCAGTTAGAATTCAGAGGACTAGAAACTAAGTCAGTCACATTCACGACTACTAATGATGTTGAGGGTGTGCTATTTAAGTTTGTGTTAGTGCCAGAAGATGAAGACTGGACAGGAATTCAGATTGATTGGTTCACGATTTATGAAGGCGATAAAAGATATAGTGATTATCCGACAAATGAACCAGCACAGTATCATAAGTATCGTTATTTCGGCTATGTGTTCAAAGAAAGCACACCAGTAGCAAGTGATTTTGAATGGTTTGATTTGCAACAAACATCAATCACAAATGATAAATATACTCATATAGTGTATTCAGATAATGCTGATGGAAGTAATTTCGGTCGTGAACCGAAAAAATACATGGGAGTTGCAAGGACTACCTCTCCAACACAACCAACAGATAAGACTGCTTATAAGTGGTTTAAAATGAAAGGGGAAGACGGAGAAAGAGGTAGAGACGGTGTGGACGGTAAGTCTATTAATGAAAACTTGGTACCTAATTCAAACTTTGTAAAAGAGCTTGAAAACTGGGAAATGCCAAGATTAATTAATAGTGGGTTGAATTATCAAAAAGGTCACGCCATTCAACATTTTGGGAGAGGTTATCACTTTTGGGGTACACCTAACGGGAATGATAAGGGATTAGGTACAGTTCCGTTTAATTTCATAGCCAAACAAGGTGAAAAAATCACGCTTTCTATGGACTTAGGTAAAGATGCTTTAAATAATTATTCAACATTATATCTAGGAATTCATTATTTAGGAGATGACAATTCTTTAAAAGGTCAACAATGGCAAGAATTAGATTTAACAGCTCAAAACTTTGAGGTTAAAAAGTATAAACGCATTTCAAGAACATTCACGGTTGGTAGTGATATGAGAAAATGTCGCGTGATGATACATTGTAAACCGCAACAACCTGCCAACTTTTATATTGACAATATCAAGTTAGAACGCGGTGACACCGCTACGGAGTGGTGTCCGGCTTATGAAGACTTACAAGGTCGTGACGGTAGAAACGGAGATTCTTATACTAGAAACTATTTAAGTGGAACAGCGGATGAGAAAATATTGTTAGCTATCAATGATAATTTTGATATTCAAGAAGCATTTAAGCTTGTTGACAATAAGAACTTCAGAGATTTAGGTTTTAAAAACGGCGATAAAGTCACGTTCATAGCTGATTATGAAGTATTAACCAATGGAAGCAATAAGAAAATAAGTAAATTAAATTTTGAATGGCATGACGATACAAAATATCGTGTGTGGATGTCACAAGATGTCAATCCTACAAAAGGAACATATGTAAGAACATTAACAATGAACAATGATTTGTTAGATTGTAAACGAGCTAGATTTAGAGCTGATAATGTTAACGCTAAAATTAAAATCACAAATGCTAGAGTAATTCAAGGTGACACAGTTCAACCTTGGAGTATAGCACAGGAAGACCTACAAGCACACAGTTTGACAGCTAACTTACGTTTTGAAGGAACATATATAAATAACATTACAAATAATGTTAGACCTTATTTAGATGTGTTTTACGACGGTCAAAAGGTAAGTAGTGGATTTAACGCACAGGTGAAATATAAAGGTGGTAACAGGACGGACTGGAGTGGATTTTGGAACGTTAACTTTGACAGCAACGGAAGAATTACTAACCTTGACTGGGGCAATAGAGAACAGAACGGTACACCTCTAGAAGTAATTGTGTTAGTTACTTACAAAGACTCAAATACTATTGCTAATGCTAGACTTGACAACTTACCCGACCCAACAGAAATTAAAGAAATAACTAAGAAATACAAGACTTTTGAAAGTACGATTGATAGATTTAACTCAACTATAGGTGAAGTTAAACAGCAAGTATTAGCTAATGAAGAGAAACGTAATTTGGTACTCGGGAGTAGGATGATATCTGAGAGCGATTACAATAAAATAGGTGGTAGTATCGACCTTACTTTACAACAAGCCTATGAGGGATTACCGTATTTAAGTTTACAACAAAATGGAAAAACTTCAAGAGTTTGGCAAGGTGTTGGATTTAACTTATCTATTAACCGAATAAATAAGGGTGAAACTTATTCGATTAAAATACCTATATTTATAAGTGACACAATACGACCGGATGAAGGAGCCTATCTTGAGATTAAAAATCATGATACTGGCGAGATATTGTGGCAATCTAAGTTAGATAAAAATACATACCCTATAGGTGTTTGGCATACACACGAATATACATTTACCGCTTCAAAAGATATGAAAATATCTAAAAATTCATTTTGGATATATATCGTCAAAAACGGATTTCTAGCATTTGCAAAACCTTACATGTGTGCAGGAAGTAGCTTACCTAAGAATTACTCTCCAGCTCCAGAGGATGTATATTTAATCAATGAGAGAGTGGAGAGTAAGATTTTACAAATAAAAAACGAGATTAATTTAGCAGTAGAGGAGAACATCAAGCGGGCAACCATTCCAACTGACAACTTATACTTATCAGAGTATGGGGGTGCATCTGACAAATATTTCGAGACTAGAGAAAATTTAAAAGCGAATGAGTTTTACACTTTTGTATTCAATGCAAATGGAACGAGCGAAACTGCAACAGGTAGAATTTACAAGGGCATAAATAGGATTGGAGAAAGTAATTTCAGAATCTCGATTAATAACGGACTAAATGCCTTTTTAGTCAAATATCCATCCGAAAGATCAAAGGGTGAAGGGATAAATTTGGACAATATTCCAAATGGTGTGAATATTTCAGATGTGAAAATTTTCAAAGGTAATTTCTTGTCTTATTTTAAGGAAGACGTCACAAAAGCAGAAATTAAAATATTAAAAAATAAAATTGAAAACGCAGTAACAGAAGGGGACTTTGGTACCAAATTAACTCAAAATGCTAACTCATTAAGATTAGCGTGGAACAATATTTCTGAGTATGTCCAGTTTGAAAACGGAGGACTAAATATATATAACGGAGAAATTAGCGAATATCAATTGCGAAGTAGGTTCGACCAAGACGGGAATACGTTCTATCGCAACGGCTATACGGTCGGATATATCGGTACAGTAGCTTTGAAAGACCGTTCTAACGACTACGGATTAACATTCAATTTAGAACACAATGCAACCTATATGGCATGGGCTTACCGCACAAAAAATAACGATAATCCAGATTTAATATGGTATTACACGCGAAAATCAATAAGTGCTTACACAGAGGCTAATACTCTTAATGCCGGTTGTGATTTGAATATGCAAAATAATAAATTGAAAAATACACAAATCTTAAATTCAAGTTTTAGTGATTCAACCGCTACTAGCACATCTCTTAAATTTACTGATGGACAAACTGTAACATCTGGATGGTTTGTTCTGCCGACAAGCATCGATGATGATGGAAATGTAAGAGGTTGGGCGGATAAATGTTTCTTAGCATTCAGAAACGGAATTTTAGTTAACTATAGTTTGCCATAGGAGGAGAAAAAATGGAAACAATGCCAATAGAAGCAAAAATCGCTAATGTAAAAGGCGATATTAAAAAATTTATAGAAGTAACAGCGAGAGATTTTGGACTACCGCCATTCTTAATGGTTGGGGTAATTGCTGACATACTGCAAGATTGGAAAAGCAAGGAATTAGTTCAAGTCAACGATGCTTATAATGAAATAATAAAGACAGTTAACGAACAAATAGCGAAAGGGGGCGTAAAAGATGTGGAAGGTAATCTTTAAAGATAGAATTTTTAACACCAACGGAACAGTAGAGAAGACTAGGGTTCAAATTCAAGAAGAACAATCAAGCATCACTAAAATATTAAATGGTGATTTGGCAAGTGAAACCGACGAAACCTTAATTCATTTGACGCTTGAACAGTTCTATCAAGATACATTCCCTAATCGTGCTGAGAACGAACGATTTGCTAAAGTTGATGAAAAACTAATAGTGCTGGACACTAAACTAGCTGAAATGGATAAGATGAAAAAAGAACTAGAAATTACACAAGGTTCACTAATGGATTTAATCACACAAATGAGTGGAAGTTTGGAGGCTGAAAAACATGAAGATAATTCACAAACTAAAAATACAAGTGAAGGAGGTGACAGTAATGATGGCAATGCTATTCGCAATTAACATAGCAAAAGGTAGACGCACGTTTGCACAAGTACCTAAATTCCTTAAAGATAAAGTCAGAGAATGCTTAATCGATATGGATTTAGAACATTTAGCAAAAGAGGGGGCTTAAAGCCCTCTTTTATTTTGCAAAGAAAGGAGACATAATGCTTGAAAATATTTTATTTATCGTATCACAAATTTTAACAGTTGTGATTTTACCCGCTGTTAAATGGTGGTTGGATAAAGGCAATAAACAACTTGTAGGACAAATAGAGAGCTTGAATAATGAGGTTAAGAAGACTCAAGCTCAAGTTGATGAAGTGACTCAAATAGGGTTGCAAAATAGGAGCTCAAATAAAAGTATCATGTCGTATAGGTTACATCGTGAATTCGGTGAAGCCTTAGAACGTGGATTTACAACGCGTGAAGATTTTGAGGAATTAAGCGCGTTATATGATAGTTATAAGAATATAGGTGGAAATGGTAAAATTTCAGCCTTGTACAGTAGGTTTAAGAATTTGCCAATCGAGAAATAGGAGGACAAACAATGGAACAATTACAACCAATTTTACTAACTTTAATAGTTTTCGCTCTTAACCTATTAGGTAAGTTTTTTAAAGAGTGGAAAACATTCCCAACAGAATTAATACCACAACTTTTAGGAGTGTTAGGTGGTTTAATCGGTTGGGTGGTTTTCAAAGATACTAACGCAGTACTTTTAGGACTTGCCAGCGTTGGAACACACCAAGTAGTTAAGCAAAGTAGAAATGAAGATATTAAAGATATTACAAAAACGGAGGATAAATAATGGTTAAAACAATTGAAATTATTAATGAAGCCAAAAGAATAGCAAATCTAGGAATAGGTGTTGACCAAGATGGAGTATATGGTACACAATGTGTAGATTTACCAAACTATTCATCAGTTAAATTTTTTGGTAAAGCTTTATGGGGAAATGCTATTGATCTATTGAATAGTGCTGCTGCATTAGGATATACAGTTGAGTATAACGAGGTTGGAAATTTAGATAGTAAACCTAGAGCAGGTGCAGTATTTGTAATGGATACTACATATATCTATGGGCATCCATATGGACATACAGGAATTGTAATTGAGGACAGTGATGGATATACTATGAAAACTATTGAACAAAACGTTGATGGTAATGCAGATAGTTTATATGTAGGTGGACCAGCACGCTATATGGAACGTAACTTTGATGGTATTGTAGGTTGGTTCTATTTCCCTGTTGATGACAACGAAGTAGTAGAAGAAAATTCTGATTTAATTTCACTACCAGAAGTTCGTACATATACTGTAGGAGTAGATAAACTGAACATCAGAAACGCTCCTTCTACCGATGCAGAAATCGTAGGAACTTACGAAAAAGGAGATGAGTTCGACTATATGGAGTTCTGTAATGCGAATGGATATGAATGGTTATCATACGTATCTTATAGTGGAGAAAGACGATATGTAGCTTCTATGGACTTAGCAACGTTTGAAACTCACGGAACATGGAGAAAAAAATAACTAACTGAATAAACCATAATGATTAAGCCCTTACTTAATAAGTAGGGGCTTATTTTTTATGCATTTTTTAAAAAAGTTTTAAAATATCTATTGACTTTATACCTTATATAAGGTATAATTAATAATGTAAAGGAGGTGAGGTAGTGAGTAACAGAAGAAATAAAAAAACAGACTCTCACAAAGACAAGATGTTGGTACTAGCAACAGTGTTAGCTATCCTCGAAATAGTAAACACAATTCTTGAAATCTTTGTAAAAGTCTGTAAATAGACCATTAGGGAACGGAGCTTATAAAAGCTCCTAGTACCTAAATGTTTACTCACATTATATCATGAAAAAAGAAAAAATACAAACTATGATTATAGTACTAGGTATATTAGCCGTGATAATTTCAATTATCTTAAAACTTATTTAGGAGGTTTTACAATGATAGAACAAGCGATTAAACAAATAGAAGAATTATTCAACAGTGATTTAACTGATTATAGAATTTCAAAAGATACAGGATTGACACTGAGTGTTATTCAAAATTATAGAAGTGGTAAGTATGAATTAGAAAATATGAGTTTTAAAGTAGCAAAAAAATTAATTAGATATGCGGAGGAATTAAAAATGAGAAATTACGATAAAATGATGGTTGTTGTTAATGAGTTAGTATTAGAAGAGGGAGCAACAGTTACTTATTGGACTGAAGAAATACCAAACGACTGTACTTGTTGCTATTCTGTTGATGAATTAAAAGCACATTTAGGAAATATGAATGAAGATGAATACGAAAAACTAGTATTTCAAGTAGATTTTGAAGATGATGAAGATAGATCATATCAATTCTATATGAGTGAGTACAAAGCGGTGTTAGAAGGAGATAAATTCACTCTTGACTGTTTAAGAAATACTAGATAAAATTCAAGCCCCAAAATAAGGGGCTTTTTTTGTGGGGAAAATTTAGGGAAAAAGCATCTAAATACTTGTTAAAATCTGTTATATTTTTGAATTTTTCTATTATATTATGAAATACACTAAATATACTCTGATATATTGGCAAATACACCTTTTATATATCGTTTATCTTTTGTTATATTTCAAATTCAGAAGATTAATCTTAATACTATGATATCATGAAATATAGAAAAACACAAAAGTAAAATTCAGAAAATTCTAAAACAAAGATTGAAAATTACACTAATATGTTTTGTAAAATAGAATTCTAAAAAACTGTCGGGTAGGAAACTTTGACATTCTGAGATATTTATGAAATAATAAAATAAGGATGAAAGACCGAGAGAAATAATTAGAAATAAAGGAGAAAAAAATTTGATTACAACTAAAGATATAATTATTGATCCACATGCAACACTTAGAGCACGTGCTGAAGAAGTAAAAAGTCCGATTTCAGACGAAGATAAAGCTATTTTACGTGGATTATTAGAATATGTAATTGCATCTCAAGATGATGAGAAAGCAGAAAAATTAGGATTAAA